TATCCTTCGCCAGGATTGTCTATGATAATTTGACCTAAAACAAATTTCTTTCTTAAACTTTGAAATCTCTGCGATCCGTCTGCAAATCCAGTAAGATTGAGTAGGTTAGATTTTGTTATCGCATCATTTTCATTATTTGCGAGTTTGATAGTTGTCTGGTTGACTTTTGACACAAAGTAAATTGATTCATCAACAAGTCTTTGATCAGGTGTTTCTTGAATTTGATCTGTTGTAATACCAGCACTTGCAATACCAATCGCACCTGTATTGAATGTTTTATAAATTACTGCCTCTCCATCACGGAACTTGTGAAATGTTCCAAAACCAATTGTGTCATTAGCAATATTAATTGCATTACCAGTGGATGATGCATCAAAGTCAACAAAATGATCAACTTGTTTTAATCTTGCTCTTGCAATCGCATTTCGACCATTACCACCACTAATTTCAATCACAGGTGGTGCAACATAATCAAAGCCTGGATCTATAACATCAATTCTTTCAAACTGACCTTTTACATTTGCTGTTGCACTGACACCAGCACCAGTTAAACTTTCAACACTAACTGTTGGTGGAGTGATTACATCAAATTGAGATCCTCCTTCTAAAACATCAATCGATTCTATACCACCAAAAAATATAACATCACCTGACTTATAGTTTGATATCTCTACACCGTTTACGAACATGCCAGTGGTGCCTGGCGCTGTCTCACGCCTTGCCCCATCAAATAGTGGATTTAAAGAAAATCTCTTTAATAATTTTTGATGATCTAATTTTTTGTTTGCAAGATCAGGAACAGAAATTTTAAATGTTCCATTTCCTGTTGCATCTACAAAATCGCCATTTACAAGATCAGGTAAGGAATTTGCAAGACGAATATTATTAGAATCAATACGACTCACATAATAATTCTTACCATCAATCAACTGACCTAAGAAACCGCTGATTACATTATATGTGACAACCTCTCCAGAGTAGAATCCATGATCAGCAGCACCCTCTGTTACCTGTATCAACTGTATAACGTCGCCGCCAGTGGCGCCAGTCCATGTTATAGAACGATCTGGTGCAACTATGGGTTCGTTACCTAAACTCGGTAAAGACGGTGAGGCAACGTAGGCATGAGGGTGTGGTGGTAATGCCAATGCATTATCACTATCATGATCATATACATTTTGAACGTCAGTTGTATATTTGTTAATATTAGTGTGAAGGGAACTATTTCCTTTCTTTAATCTTCTTCTTATTGATGCAATATTAAACTCACCGATGCCAGGCAAATCACCTAAGATGAAAGTCGAACTACTAATAACACTTAAAACACGACCAACTCCTAATAATGTATTTTGTCCATCTAAAACCTCAACTGCATCTTCTTCCAAAAGTCCATGAGCAGAAAGAGTTTCAATACTAAAACTACTACTTGACTGCCTTGTAATGGTCTTTGGAGTAAACTTTACTGATGTGTTATAAACATAAGATCCAAAATTAGCATCTTCAGAACTTTTATTAACACCAAATGATCCAACTCTAATCTTATCACCTTTATTAAAATAAAATGTGGTTTCTGGAATTGGAAAGTCTTTTAAAACACCTGTAATTAAAACTTCAATTTTCTTTGTATTACTTGCAAAAGAGTATCCATAAGCAACATTATTGTATTGAACGTCATCACCAATACTCAAAGCGTCAACGGCGGTTGGTAATCCCACAAATTGATTTGAAGTTTTACTTGTATAGGTTACAATACCAGCAAGACTCGCTGTTGGTAATGATAAAGAACCACTTGTAGGGAATCCAACAGTTGTATCAACTGTGATGGTGGTTGATCCAAGTGACACTGAATCAGTAACACGAGTTCTGCCTGGAACTATAAAGTTACCATCAATTGAATCTTGTGATACACTAATCTGATAGTAATGTTCCCCTCCATATAAAAAGTCTTTTACATCTGATATCGCACCAGAAGCACCTCGAATATTTTTATCATCCTCATCAGCATCTTGAAAAAGTGTTGATCCTTTTAAATTACGAGGATCACCAGTAATCGGTTTAACTACAAAATCTTGTGCAAAACCATAATCAGCATCAGATGGTTTAATTAAAAAATCTGATGGTTTAATAATATTAACTTCTTGTCCGTATAAAGCACGAAATAAGATTTTATATGATTCTTCTGTTCCTTTTGTGCGATAAAAATCTTTAATTTGTCGAATAAATTTAACTTGATCAATATCACTACTTAATTTACGATTTTCAAAACCACTAGCATAAGTTGTTTTTAACTTGTTAAAAAATTCACGAATGAAAAGATTTGATAAATTATGAACTTTTGACCCACCAGTATGAGATACACCAACACTTGTATTAAAGGACAGTAAATCAGGTCTTGTGGGTTGGTTCATATTATCAACACCACTAAATCCACGAACACATCCAGTAAAAGATGTTGTTCCAATACCAGTATAGGTGATTATCTCATTATCAATTTTTAAAAGTCCATACTTACTTGGATACCCTTTTGTTGAATCTACAAAGATTGTAGAAGAATATGACTCTGTATCTGTTGATAGTCCAGTATATTCTGTGAGTGCAGCACCAACGTATGATTGTAGTTTAGTATATCTGTCAAGATTTTCCGTAATATTAATTGATCCACCCTGATACTCTTGAGAGATGTAGTATTGCTTCATAAAATCCACAAAAAGTGGACTTTCAGCCTGTACAAACTCAGGCAACTGATTTTCAATTACCTGATTGATTTCGACTCTTTGTATTGATGTATCTATCATTAATATCCGCCGCCGTAGCTAGATCCACCACCGCCACCAGATGATGTGGTTGTAGTAGGAGTTGTACTTGATGTAGTAGTTGCAGTTCCGTAGGTTCCACCAGTTGTGGTTGTAGTCGCAGTTGAAGAAGCTGTTGACGGAAGAATCGCAGCAGCTGTTGAGACTGGAGAATTTGATTTTCTCGTAAATGTTGGAGTATAATAACTGTGCGTGTGAACAAATCTTGATCCAGACGTATTTTCACCTGATGCAATCAAATCTTGAATCATATTGATCGTTGTATTTGTCATATCAAACTTTACATATAAATCACGAAGACCAACGATATCGTTTGAGTGAGGAATTGCTTGTATTTCAATCACACCGTTCGCAATCACTGTAGAAAGTATGTTTACAGTATCTATAAGAACTTCACCATGCATATAATCAACTGTTCCAGCATTTTTCTTTACAATATTAGGAGTTCCGCCCTCTGTGTATGTGAAAAAGAATATTCTACCCTTTTCACGATTAATTACCTCGTCAGCAAGATAAACCGTGCCTGTAACACCTTCAATTGTAAATCCTGTTGACACTACATTGTAAGAACTTTCTTGTGTATGAAACATATTACCAAAACACACTTCATATTGAGCAAATTGACCCAAAACTGCTTTTAGATTACGTCGAATCGTTACAAGAGTGATATTTGATGTAATTGATGAGTCAACACTGTCAATTAATGACACAGCCTTACTATATTTGAATCTACCACCAAATTTATTCACATCAATCGAACGTGAGTACTGTGTAAGAGCATTTGAGATGCCAGTTTTTAAATTTTCTGGATCGTCATTCAAGCTTGGGTTATAATATGGATTTGTATTCAACTCAACATACAAATATTTTAGATCAATGAACTCTGGCACAATTCCAGCAACTGCATAACTTTTTAATCTTTGAATCAACTCTCTTTTTGTCTGATCTGATAAAAAATCACCATTTCGAGGTTTGACTGATATAAAAACTTTACCAAAACGAGGGGGACTCATTTCTTCACCACCAAAAGCAGTTACAGATTCAACGTTTGGATAAATGTAACCTAAAACAGCTTCATAATCAGATGCTGTGACCGCACGATACTGTGAAGAGTATATTCGAGGTGCATAATACTTAATTGATGATATTGATTCAATCTCATCACCATCTCTTGACTTTTCATCGGTTGTAATTAACGAAACTAACGCTGCATCTATTTCAGCACCATCCTGATTTGTTATATTTCCCACAAAACTAAATTCAGAAGCGCCATTTCCATCTCTACCATCAGTTACGACATATGTAACCTCAATAAAATTGTCATTTGATAGTTTTTTACCGATTACGTTGTCACCAAAGATTAATTCATACCTTTCATCCTCAATTTCTTGTAACAAGTAAGAATTTGAGGTTGATGTTACACCAACTATGTTATCAATCTGTTTATATGTAATACTTGATGATGAAGATTCAGATGCAAAAACTTTAACTTTGATCGTTGATGTGTCAATGAAAGAATTATCTAAAATATACTTTTGATTAGCTAAAGATGTATCAACTGTAAAATTTTGAGTAACATAACTTCCTTCAAATATTTGTATTCCATTAAATTCAGCAACTTCATTCACAACAGGAACTGTAATGTCCTCTGGAACCGAAAATATGTAACTTGTGTTCTGTCCAGCACCATTACAGACTAATCCAGCATTAAGTGTGAGTGTAGATGTCTCTGAAAGACTATCAACAGTAAAAGATATCTTTGCTCTTGCAGCTTTACGAGATCGAGGAACATATCCAATGTTTCTGGCAAGTGCAACCACGTTTTCTCGAAGTGTAGAGGAGTCAAGAAAACACTCATTTGCTGCCATATTGGTATTATATGCAGTAATGTATGTATTGTATGCCAACGCATCAATAATTATCGAAAGGTTAGACCCTTCAAAGTCATAATCAGTGAAATTGGTGTTTGCCCTCAGATAATCTCTGATAGACTGTTTTATTTCATCAAAATCTAAATTTACATATTGACCGAAAGCCATTATACTCTAGCTGGTTGTAGGATAACTTCGACTGTTTGTGTTGGTGCTTCAAGTCCAGTAATATCATACTGAACAACACAGTTCATTTCATTTGAATCAGGATACACAGTTGCTGTTGCGACCACATTACTAATTCTTGGTTCAAATCGATTCAAAGATGATGTAATTTCATCTGAAATACGAATTTCATTCAAACTTGTACTTAATTCAAATAAAGAATCATTCATAACTGATCCAAATGTCGGATCAAAGGGTTTTTCACCAAGAATTGTAAAAACTATATTCTTTACAGATCTTTTGATAGCATCCTCATTGCGAATTGCAACCACATCATTCGTCACAGGATGACGTTTGAAGGATAAATTGATATCTTTGAATGCCTTTGATGCCACTATTTACACAAAAAGTTTTCTGTTTTTATTTATACCGCTTTTTCTACCTTTTTATGACACGAATTCGATATTTTTCCGATTCTAAAGCGTTAATAATATAT